GCATCCGGGTTGAAGCGGGGTTTACTGAGGTTGAGTGTCTGAGTACAGTGGAGTGTATAGGCTGGAGTAAACACCGACTGGGGTACGAAGAGTTTCGGATCTCTATCGACGGCACTACTCTCGAGGAAGTTTGTCAGGGAGCTTGTCACCATCGCAACCTGTTTCTGGATCTTCTTGAAGTACGCAGGAACAACAGCCCATGCATCCCTGTCAGCATACCTTTGTCCGTATTCGACATAGGCACGGACACATTTCAGAAGAATGGCTGGAATTTCATTCGCCAGCTTATTGTTGAGGTGTGGATCGGCATCGTTATCCTTCACCTGCTTCGGGAAATCAAAAACCAATAGACGACGTAGAATGGATCCAGACGCATCTCTATAGTCAGGAAGTTCGTTGCCAGCCATGCACCCCGGTGTCGTCCACTTCATAGACTTGGCCTTTTCGTGCTTGATTGCGATACTAACATCTTCACCACTGATGATCGACTGAAGTTCAGCTTGGTTTAGGCTCATGTTCGTTTTACACTCGGGGGCGATGAACATGAAACCATCGTAGATTGCTGAAAGACCAAACTGTTTCTCGGAGTTGGAGCTCAGCGTCTTGACATCCTCGGCTTCGTAGAATTTCTGAAACACGTTCGTCAGTAGGGTTGATTTTCCCGTTCGGGCGACACCCTTACAGTACATCGCAATCTGCCAACCATCCAGGTCGTTCACATCGAAACAAAGTCGACCACCCATCACATACATCCATCGAGCAACATCCTTGTCAAACCCTTGGTAGTCCAGAATACTCTGAAAGTAGGGTGTCGGGATGTCCCACCAGTCATCCAAATGTTCATAGCTTTCAAACATCTGGTCGAAATACTTACAACTCACGACCGTGGCGTCAAGGCACTTATACTCTTTACTTTCGTAGCTGTAAAAGTTTGACCTAAACTTACCCAAACTTGGAACCCATTCTTTGCCGACGAAGATTCCATTCTTGAAGCTCCATACATGACGATTCTTGGTAATCTCGGGAAACTGCATATCGTAACACTTCGTCACGTGTTGAACGACGTCTCTGATCGTTGCACCACGAGATGTAAGATTCTCCCAGTTCAATCGGTTCGTCTCCTTTTGGGAAAACATGTACAGCTCCGCCTCGATCGTCCTATTGGGCTTCCATGCACGAGTAGCATACCCTTCCGGGGTGACAATCTGTGTACAACAATACCCTTTGTAGCGACGGATGTTATTCGAGTACGTATGATTCAAGAATGCCAGAATAGACTGTTGATAGGGTGAGAGTGTATCCGTTTGGATCGTGTTACATCTGAACAAGATGGGATCGGAATCGGGATTCACGGGAATGCATGTCGGGTTATTGATTCGTTCATACATTCTCGCGTGACGAAAGACAATCTGAAAAGCATCATCTATCTGTTCGATGACGCGATTGATACGAACTGAAACCTTCAGACCATCATCATTTGGTTCATATTCCGAAATTTCGAGGGCTGCCGCTCGGTGATACATGTGTCCCATCAGGGTAATCACACGCCGATGCGACGCCGAAATGTGATCCATGTCGATACGGAATGGTTTGCCCGTCGCTGGGTTAATCTCTTCGGGTCTAAAAAAACGCTTGTATCCCAGCTCGGTCGGAACAGATGTATTGTTTGTATTGTCCATCTCCCATTCCTTTTCCTGTTCCTCGAGAAGTTCCAAGAGTCGATCAGAATCTAAAGACTGAACTGAATTTTTAAGTATCTCCATATTCGATTGAAGTTGGTCTGCATCTTCGGATATGTAGTGGGTGTCTTTCATCCCTCGATTTACTAATACTCGCTTCTATTTTTTAAGCTAGCTTGCCAAGAATCTTTATCAGGATTTTATTTTGTGTCTGTACTTGCTGTACCAGGGATACCAGGGCACTGCATACAGTATCACCTTCGGGGGTTGTGAGAACGTCGACAAGATCGATGCCAACATCCTCTTCGTCCATGAACATCTCTTCATCTTCCTCCTCCCCTGGAAGAATCTCTCCTTCTTCGGGATTCTCGTCGGGGTAGGTGGTCATTTGTGGTATACATAGAAAAGACCAATGTCTATTTTTCGCGACGTGCGGTATCAGGCCAAATTAAAATCTTGCTATATAGTACAAAACTCTCACAATGGCCGGTGGTCTCATGCAACTCGTAGCTTACGGTGCCCAGGATGTCTACCTGACTGGCAACCCCAAGGTAACCTTCTTCCAGGCTGTGTACAAGCGTCACACCAACTTCGCGATGGAGAACATCGAGCAGACGACGAACGGTAACCCCTCCAACAACGGTCGCATCTCCGTGACTGTTGCCCGCAACGGTGATCTCATCGGCGACATGTACGTCGAGCTCACCTCCAAGTCCACCCTCGCCACCGTCACTGGTGCCGCGGATGACTGCAACTGGGTCGCCGAGCGTGCGATCAAGACTGCCGAGCTTTCCATCGGTGGCCAGCGTATCGACAAGCACTACCAGCGTTGGTGGCGCATGTACTCCGAGCTCTACCTCGATGAGTCCAAGAAGGCTAACTGGGGTAAGATGACCTCGGGTAAGGGTCAGGTGTTCCTTCCTCTGATCTTCTTCTTCAACCGCAACCCCGGTCTCTACCTTCCCCTCATCGCTCTCCAGTACCACGAGGTCCGCATCGATTTCGATCTGACCGACGAGTTCGAGAAGTACTTCAACACCAACACCTTCAAGGTCTGGGGTAACTACGTGTACCTCGACACTGAGGAGCGTCGCCGCTTCGCCCAGAAGGGTCACGAGTACCTGATCGAGCAGGTCCAGCACACTGGTGTTGACTCCGTTGCCGCGGGTGAGACCAAGCAGGTCCGCCTCTCGTACAACCACCCCATCAAGGAGCTCGTGTGGGCCGCTGCCCCCGCCTCCTCGACCCGTGCCAAGCTTTGGAACTTCACCTCCAACGTTGCGGACGCCGATGTTGTCCTCAACTCCGATCCCACGGATCCCACCAACTCCAACTGCTTCGTGCCCCTCACCCAGGCGACCGGTGTTCCCCTCTTCGCCTCCGAGGGTTCCCTCCGCCTCATCGAGGAGGGTGCTGGCTCCACGGGTTCCGCTGTCGGCCCCGTCGAGACCTTCAAGCTCGTTCTCAACGGCCAGGACCGCTTCAAGGAGCAGTCCGGTAAGTACTTCAACCAGGTCCAGGCGTACAACCACCACTCTGGTTGCCCCATGCCCGGCATCTACTCCTACTCCTTCGCTCTCAAGCCCGAGGAGCACCAGCCTACCGGCACGTGCAACTTCTCCCGCATCGACAACGCCCAGGTTGCCATCAAGATCAAGGAGGCCATGGGTACCAGTGCCGCGACCTCGCTCAACATGTTCGCGACCAACTACAACGTCCTCCGCATCCAATCGGGTATGGGTGGCCTCGCGTTCTCCAACTAAGCATTTAGTCTATTAATTTTTAAAAATCAAATTTTAAGATACTCAAATATCTTAAAAGTTGTATTTAAAGATAAAGTTATATCGTGTATATATGTCTAAAATAACTTACGATAAAGTTGTAATTAATACGGTAGCTAAAGTTGCTTCTGCTAATTTTTTAAAATGTAAATATACACATTCAACAAACGTACACCATTGTCATAGTTTGTTAAAACTACGAAATACACTTAATAAAGAAAGTAATTGTTTAATAATTGTCGGGATTAGAAATCCAATCGACCGAAATTTATCATATTTATTTCAAGGTTTTAATGATAATTTTTATAATGAAGTTCAAACCAAAAAAAATAATTACAGAGGTGAGTATTGTTATATACCAGAAATTTATGACCGAAGATTGAAACGTTTTGCGGCACCCGAAGTAATCATAGATTCGTATTTTAAACAAAATTACCATAATACTTTTAATGAATGGTTCGAAGAGTTTTTAGATATAACAAAGATCAGTACGTTCGATAAAGATAAAGGAGTGGATTTTTACAAATTTCCCAATAATAATACTATTATGATTTATACAATGGAAAAACTATCAGAAAATGAGGAATATATCAAAGAACAAACGGGAATTACATCGAACATAAACAATAAAAATAATTCTGATAGAAGATATTATTCTGAAGTATATAATAAAGTAAAAGAACAAATCACTTATAAAAAGGAATATTTGGATAATTTATTAAACACAGATATCATGCGTTTATTCTATAACGAGGATGATATTAATTTTTTTTATTCAAAATATAAAGTCGACGTTTAAATGTTCAGGTACCTTAAAACTTGTTTAAAAGAATAGTGACTAATTGACAATATAAATGCTTCCCACTCCTGTGAATCCCTGTATGAAAAACCCCATTCGAATTGATTGTGCCGTGAGACATCGAAGGTGTCCAGTGTGTCCCTATAACAAGTTTTTCAGGCCTCAAGAGACGACCAAAATACAGATAAAAGAGAAAAGCAATAAGAAGGTATGTACGAAATCTACACCGATGGAAGTTGCCTCGGAAACCCCGGACGCGGTGGATGGGGTGTAGTAAGTGACGACTTTAAACTCAGTGGGAAAGAAACAAACACGACCAACAATGTGATGGAGATGACTGCCATTCTTAAGGCTCTCGAAGAGTGTCACAAGAGAAACATCCAAGAGGTTTGTATTTTCACTGACAGTCAATATGTCAAGAATGGTATCAGTTCATGGATCATAAACTGGAAAAAGAACGACTGGTTAACTTCGACTGGTACGGTTGTAAAAAACAAAGAGCTATGGATAGCCATCGACGAAGTACGTCGTTCATTGTCCAAGGTTGAATGGAAGTGGGTCAAGGCTCATAACGGCGATCCCAAAAATGAAGAAGTTGATAGACTGGCCTACGAGGCTGCCGGTGGGAGTACCAAGGCGAAGTTTTACAGTGTCTTCAAGGGAT